AGGGAGGGCAACCTCCCTTTTTTTATAAATAAAATATAGGAAACACATTGTATTTGGAGTAAAGAATGGCGATCTATGGTAAGATTGACGCTGCTGCATTTAGTAACACAATAGGAGTCACCAATGGAGACGCTACTGTAACAAAGAATGCTGCTGATAGCGTTGTCCCAGGTGACGTACTAGAAATTAGTAGCGTTGCATATATTGTAAAGCAAGTCACTAGCACAACTGCTATTGAACTTCATAAGAATTACGCAGGATCAACAGCGACTGTTGCTGCTGCAAACGTAATCAAGAGAACACCACCAAAGGCGGTTGCAGAGTATGTAATTAAGGGTGGAGATAGTATCTCTAATTACCAGTTAGTATTTGTAGATACCACAGAAGACGGTATTGCATCTAACAAAACAAGAGGAATTGACGGACCTGGATGGTGGTTGTATAGAACATACCAGACACATAATGGTACTGAGCGTCATAAGGCAGAGAAACTTGCATCACTTAGAGTGGCAGCAGGTACATCAGGTGACACAGCAGACGAGACAGTAGTAGCAGACGTACTTGAAACTATCACAGTTGGTACACAACCCGCTAACTCTACTTCATCTAGTGGTGCTGGAACATTCGTTGCTGCATTTACAGTTGATCAGTCTGGTACTAAGGTATACAAATGGCAGAGACAGACAGCAACTGCTACTACTCGTTGGGTAGATATAAGTGCTTCACTTGACACTGGTATTACCTATGCTGACTTCACTACTGCAACTCTTGCATACAGTGGACTAGCATCTGACGCACTCGACGGATACAAGTATCGTTGTGTGTTAAATACAAGCAAAGGTGCAGAGACAAAGTACACTGACGGTGCTGCTACACTGACCTTCGGTTCTTAATCTAAAAGTTTTATGTTATGAGATTTGATGAATTAAATGAGAAGAATCATTTAATGTTTGCAATCAAGTATTACGAAAACCCACACTCAGTTACAATAGACGACTTCATGGAAGACATGAAGAAGTTTAAGTATCTGAAACGATTACTTAAAAGGTACATCAAGACAGGTGTGCTTCGTACGAACTTGATCCTCAATCATTTGATAGTGTTGTACAATGTGTTTGGAGAAGGAACGTTACCACTACTCATGTATAAGTTAGAACGTGAGTATTGGTCTGTTCTTAAAACATTTGTTATCTACCTCAATCGTTACAAAGAAGGTGATGGTGGTAGTATTGACAGCGTTGCTCTTGATGATGATGTTAAGAAAGAGTTAGACTCACTATGATTAATGAAGATGCCCCAACAATGAGTGCTGGCACAGGTGGATTCTCAGGATCCTCTGCTGCTAATGGACCTGTTGCAGGGTTTGATTCTATGATGGGAGTTGGTAAACTCACTAAGAAGAAACCTAAGCGTAGAAAGTACGTTAAGGAAGAGGTCTCTAACGCAAGTGTAGACCTAGAACAAAAGACTGCCATGGCATTGCCCTTCCGTGTTTCCTATAAGGACGAAGCGATGGACTTTATATTATATGGAAAGTCTGAGCAAGCAATCAGACTAGAATTAAGAAAGATATTTCGTCCAGAGAAAGCAAAGTATTTCTCAGTCAAGAGGTTATATCCTAATCAAGTGATCAAATTCTACTGGGATAAAAGACAAGCGTCTCTGAAATAATGTCAGATATAAACAGTGCTATTATAGAAAGACTCGAACGAGTCGTTGACACCTTGCAGGAAAATTCTGTAAAGATGGGTCAACTTCTTGCTGTGCATAATGAGAAGTTAGATAAGCAAGACAAGGTAGACGAAGTATTATTTGAGAAGATCGATAGACTATCTGCTGATATTAATAGAGAGACAAATGCTATAAAGAAAGGATGCGAAAGAGATATAAGAAAGGTAGATGATAGACTCAGGTTGATGGAGAAAAAGATGTGGTCAATAGCAGGAGCACTAAGTGTTATATGCTTCCTCGTATCAGCACCAGGGCAGAAATTATTAAGGGGGTTGCAAACTCAACCTAATACTGCTATGATAACTGAGCAAGTACAACCTCTATATGAGCGCAGTTGATGAGCATTACATCGACAAAGTATCTTATCGCTTAGAGAAATTTAAAAAGGTAAGGGACGGACTATACAACTTCCGATGTCCTTATTGTGGTGACAGTCAAAAGCATCGCAATAAAGCACGGGGGTATTTCTTTGCGATTAAACAGAGGATGGTGTACAAATGTCACAACTGTGGCATAGGTAGAACAGCACCTAATTTCCTCAGAGACATAGCACCAGAGATCTATGCTGAGTACCAGATGGAAAAGTATAGAACAGGGAGAACAGGTAAGGGAACCACAACTAAGAAGTTAGAAGTCCCTGACTCAACTCCCTATTTTGCTAAGAAAACGTTAGACTTGACGAGTGTAGATTTACTAAATAATGGGCATCCAGCGAAAGAATATTTACTAAGTAGAAAGATACCTGACCTGTCACGTTTCTACTATGTCAGTAAGTTTAAAGAGTGGGTGAACAAACAGAAACCAAGAACGTTTACTGACTTAAAGTATGACAGACCTAGAATTATTATCCCTCTCTTACGTCATGATGGTACTTTGTTTGGAATCCAGGGTAGATCTTTGGAGGCAAACCCCCACCTACGATACATAACTATAATGTTTGAGGACCAACCCAAGGTGTTTGGTCAAGATAAAGTAAACTTAGATGAGACTGTTTATGTCACAGAAGGACCCTTCGACTCCGTTTTCATTCCCAACGCTCTTGCTATGTGTGGCAGCGATGTTGATCATCGGTCCATTGATGTTCGAGATAAAGTATGGGTCTTCGACAACGAACCAAGAAGCAAACAGATCGTCGATAGAATCGCAGACGCAATTAAACGAGGTGACAAAGTAGTCATCTGGGATAAGGACATAAAGGAAAAAGACATCAATGAAATGGTGTTGCAAGGTTATGATCCTTATGCTATTATTAAACACAACACTTTCTCTGGATTAGAGGCAACACTTAAATTAGCAGACTGGAAAAAAGTATGAACGTAATTAAAAGGGATGGCACTGCCACTCCTCTCAACCTAGAAAAGGTACACAAGATGGTTGAGTATGCATGTGAAGGACTCGCAGGAGTATCCGAATCACAAGTTGAGATCAATTCTAATATACAATTCTTCGATGGTATTAGAACACAAGATATACAAGACATTTTAATTAAGTCTGCTAATGATTTAATTTCATTAGACGCTCCAAACTATCAGTTCGTTGCTGCTAGATTATTACTGTTTGATGTCAGAAAAGAAGTCTACAAGGGGCATCCCGACAATCATCCTACTATTAAATCACATCTTGACAAGGGAATTGCACAGGGAATATATGACAGTGCCCTTGCAGGAGCATACAGTGAGGACGAGTGGGCATCCCTCGACTCATACATAGATCACAATAGAGATTACCTGTTTACCTATGCAGGCATGAGACAGGTGGTAGATAAATATCTAGTACAGGATAGAAGTACAGGTGCTATCTTTGAGACACCTCAGTTCATGTACATGTTGATCTCTGCTACATTATTCCAGAAATATCCAGAAGAAAAGAGACTCGATTATGTCCAAAGATACTACGACGCGATCAGCACGCACAAAATCAACATTCCCACACCTATCATGGGAGGGGTGCGAACTCCACTTCGACAGTTTGCTTCCTGCGTTCTTGTTGATGTTGATGACACCCTCGATAGTATCTTTGCAAGTGATATGGCTATTGGGTACTATGTTGCTCAAAGGGCAGGAATTGGTATCAACGCAGGCAAAATCCGTGCGGTCAACAGTAAAATCAGGGGTGGAGAAGTGCAACACACAGGTGTTGTACCGTTCCTCAAAAAGTTTGAAAGCACTGTCAGATGTTGCACTCAGAATGGCATTAGAGGTGGATCAGCGACTGTCCACTTCCCCATCTGGCACCGAGAAATCGAAGACATAATAGTATTAAAGAACAACAAGGGAACAGAAGATAACAGAGTAAGAAAACTTGATTACAGTATCCAACTATCTAAATTATTTTATGAAAGGTTTATCGAAAATAAAGAAGTCTCGCTTTTTTCCCCTCATGATTGTCCTGGTTTGTTTGAGAGTTTTGGGACCGATAAGTTTGATGAGTTATATCGCTATTACGAAGATGATAAGTCCGTCCCACGAGCAACAATCGGAGGTCAAGAACTGATACTATCTCTATTGAAAGAGAGAGCAGAGACAGGACGTATATACTTGATGAACATTGACCATGTTAATACTCATAGTTCATTCAAAGATAAGGTCAGCATGAGTAACCTCTGTCAAGAGATCACTCTACCGACAGATCCTATCAGTCATATAGATGACGCAGGAGGAGAGATAGCATTGTGTATATTATCTGCTATCAATGTAGGTAAGATAAGAAAACTTACAGAACTAGAAGGACTATGTGATCTAGCGGTCAGAGGACTAGAAGAACTGATAGACTATCAAAACTATCCAGTCAAGGCAGCAGAGCGTAGTACAATAGCACGTCGTTCTCTCGGTATAGGTTACATAGGACTAGCACATTACCTTGCTAAGAATGGTGAACACTATGCTGACAAGGGTGCATGGAAGTTGGTTCATGACCTTACAGAAGCATTCCAATACAACCTTTTGAAGGCATCAAACAACCTAGCAAAAGAGCGTGGAGCATGTGATGGTTTCCAACACACAAAGTATTCTGATGGAATACTTCCTATTGATACATATAAGAAGGAGGTAGACGAGATAGTAGAAAATACACTTGCTTATGATTGGGATTCTCTACGCGATGACATCAAAGAGTTCGGTCTTAGACACTCAACATTGTCCGCACAGATGCCATCGGAGAGCAGTTCCATTGTGTCTAACGCTACCAACGGAATTGAACCACCAAGAGATTACTTGTCCGTTAAGAAGAGTAAAAAAGGACCACTCAAACAAATTGTACCCCAGTACAATACTTACAGGAATAACTACACTCTTCTCTGGGATATGGAATCAAATGAAGGATACATTAAAATAGTTGCAGTTATGCAGAAGTTCTTTGACCAAGCAATTTCTGGTAACTGGTCATACAATCCAGAAAACTACCCTGATAATAAGGTACCTGTATCTGTCATGGCAGGAGACCTACTTGCAACCTATAAGTATGGTTGGAAAACAAGTTACTATCAGAATACCTACGACATCAAGAAAGACGAAGAGACACCAGACAACACTGAGGTGCTTGACAATTTGATAAACGATATTATGTCAGGCAACGAAGCAGAGTGTGATGCGTGCAACGTCTAATATATTATTAACAATAAATGCACACCGAACCGAGGACGAGAATGGGGACCACTGTCTTTAATTCAAAGAAAAATAACACAACAACACAACCAATGTTTTTTGGGGCACCCCTAGGGATGCAACAGTATGTCAACTTTAAGTACCCAGACTTCGACAAGTTGACACAGACACAACTAGGATACTTTTGGAGACCAGAGGAAGTATCACTACAAAAAGACAGAGGGGATTACAAAACCCTAAACGAACAACAAAAGCACATATATACAAGTAACTTGAAGTATCAAATCCTATTGGATTCGGTACAAGGTAGAGGACCAGGAATGGCATTCACTCCTTACTGTTCTCTTCCTGAGTTGGAAGGTTGCATGGGTGTCTGGCAATTCATGGAACAAATCCACTCTCGTTCTTATACTCATATCATTAAGAATGTATATCCAGATCCTGCTGAGGTCTTAGACACTGTACTAGACAACGAAAAGATCATAGCAAGAGCAAAGTCAGTAACAAAAGCATACGATGAATTTCTAGATCGTGCAGGAGCATGGGCAGAAAGTAACATGTGGAAGAAAGACTGGAAAGGTTCTCCGACTACTGACTGGACAATGAAAGATATGAAACGTTCTCTTTACCGTGCTATTGCCAATGTTAACATCCTCGAAGGTATCAGGTTTTATGTCTCGTTCGCTTGCTCGTTTGCATTTGGTGAACTCAAACTTATGGAAGGATCCGCTAAGATTATCTCTCTCATCGCACGAGACGAAAGTCAGCATCTTGCACTTACTCAAAAGATAATGTACAAGTGGAGGAAAGGAGACGATCCTGTCATGAAAGAGATCCACGAAGAAGAGAAAGAGAATGTTATCTCTATGTTTAAAGCAGCAGTCGATGAAGAGAAAGACTGGGCGAACTATCTGTTCTCACAAGGTAGTATCATAGGACTAAACGAAAGATTATTATCACAGTACGTCGAGTGGATAGCAAACAGACGTATGAAAGCACTAGGTATCAAACCAATATATGATATCCCTGCATCAAACAACCCATTACCATGGACAGAACACTGGCTAAATAGTAAGGGTCAACAAAACGCACCCCAAGAAACTGAAATCGAATCTTATGTTGTCGGAGGCATAAAACAAGATGTGGATGCAAAAACTTTTGCAGGGTTTAAACTTTAATCTTGCTAGACAAATGGAAGAAGAAGAACGACAGACTGATCCTCTCTGTCATAGACCCGAAAATTGGTATCAGGGACCACTTATCTTTTTTGAAGAAGGTGAAGAGAGACTTGAAAAAGAGTGGTCTGACTAGAAAAAAGAAGAAATAGTAGCGATTGTAACATTAAGAGAATGTTAATTCGCATAAATAGTATTGTTATGATATAATAACATTACGTTCATCTTATGTGTAACATAAGTTCATCTTATGATTGGTATCGCACTATCAGCGACGCTCCTCTCCGAACATTACCCTGCCCACTGGCAGATGACATGTGAAGAGTGGAACACCAACAGGATTGAGGTTCTAACAGATAGTAACCTTAATCGTGATGCTAAGGAGTATCTTATTGATTACTTCTTTACCAAAGTTGAAGATAGAAATTGCGAACCTTTACAGATAGGACGCAAGTAAATCTCGGAACGGTACGTTCATCCTATGATACATATGCTTGCCTTATTATTAGCATCTGCCAGTGCAGTTAGCGTTACATGTGGAGACATCAATGAACTTGTAGATCGTGCTAAGGTCTATCCAGATCTTAGTGATAAAGATAGACAAGAAATTATTGATCTTTACTATGAGTTTGGTGAGGTACAAGGAGTGTATTGTAAGGACGCAAAAGATTGAAGGAACGGATCTTAAAACATCCTATTACTAAAAATCAAATGGCACAAGTTACTTATCGCGGTGTTCAGTACGACACAAATCGCACACGCAAAGACACAAACGTAAACACTGATCAAACACAACTCGTATATCGAGGAATTAAAGTAAACAAGGAGGTCTAATCATGCTACTGACAGTAGGTGGTATCTCCCTTGGAATGGTATTATTCTTAGGAATAATCTATACGGAAGTTAGACTCTTACAAAAGGAAGGGTTCTAGTCATGAAGTTAAAAATCCATTTCGATTGGGACCACAACATTCCAGAATATGATCCTGAGATTCATAATCCAGAAAAAGTATTCGCATTTCTCTGTTACAGAGGGGTCCACTATGCCAAATGGGTTTACCTAGATAACTTCAATATTAATAACTGGAACTTATTCAATCCTAGACAAAAGTAAAATTAAGTGTTACAATATGAGGACACCATCGGGTGTCCTTTTTATTATCCAAAATAAATATGAGTGAAGAATTAGAACGTAAGTCCATGAAGATCTTTCTAGACAGTAGTGATGTTAATGAGATCACTAAGGCAGTAGACACTGGTCTTATAGATGGGGTTACTACTAACCCGACACTGATGTTACAGTCAGGGTTGAATCCAAAAGATGTACTTGAATCTATTACACAATTATTTGGTTGGGATGCGTCAGTATCAGCAGAGGTGTCAGGAGATACCGTAGAAGAAATGCTGGAAATGGCAGATGAATATGTACAAATTAATCCAAACATTACAATCAAGGTCCCTTGCACAGTCGAGGGTCTTAAAGTATGTAATGACCTAGCAAGTGATGATATAAAAGTAAACGTTACTCTTATATTCTCAGTTGCACAGGCAATCCTAGCAGCAAAAGCAGGAGCGTCTTTCGTATCACCTTTCGTGGGTAGGGTTGACGACAACTCATTCAGTGGTGTAGACTTGGTAGGAGATATCGTTGCAACATACTGTCAACATGGTATCGAGACCGAAGTTCTTGCAGCATCACTAAGAAATGTGAAAGATGTATCAGAATGTTTTAAACGTGGTTCTCATGTAGTTACCATGCCTCCTAAGATATTCTGGAAGATGTATGATCATGTACTTACACGCGAAGGACTCGCTAAATTCAACGAAGACTGGGCAAAGGTAATGGCATCATGAACGTAGACAAAGTAAAACTAATTGCACACAACCTCAAACTCTTAGCAGAGAGTTTAGAGGATGCTATCAAGGAAGATCCTGACAGTTATCTTAAATCAGATGTAGATCCTAAGACTGGTTTATGGAAGTCACCTAAACCATATACATATAAAGATGAGTATGAGGGAACTTGAAACCACAAAGTGCAAAAGGTAAAGGCAGACGATTCCAGCAATGGGTTCGTGATATGCTTATAGAACACCGTAATATCCACCCAGAGGACATAGAGTCTAGAAGCATGGGTGCGGGAGGAGAAGATTTGATTATGGCGAGAGACGCTAGGTCAAAGTTTCCTTTCAGTATTGAGTGTAAGAATGTAGAGAAGTTGAATGTATATGAAGCATACTCACAGGCAGAAGCGAACTCAGGTAATCATGAACCTATCTTGTTCATGAAGAAGAATCGCAAGAAACCTCTTGTAGTTGTAGACGCTGAATGGTTTATTAAAAATGTTCACTATACCGATTGAATCTTTCCGTGTTCCTGACTGGGACAAATGGAAACCATTAATACTAGAACAGTGTGATGAGAATAGTCCACAGGCACATATAACTGGTGGACGTGTCAACACACATGAAATGGACACAGACTATCATGACTTGGTTACTAACAAGTCAATGCCAAAATATTATTGGACAGTATTAGATGCACTCAAACCTATCATGGATGAGATGCAACTTGATTATCCGTTAGACATATACAATATCGTAGCAATGTGGCATCAGACCACAGCAAATGGACAGTTCCATGGTGTACATAATCATGGTCCTGTTGGTATCACAGCAGTATTATATGTTGACTTTGATCCTGCTATCCATAAGGCAACAACATTCTTTGCACCGTTCCATAACTATATCAATGGTGAGGTGGTAGATTATATGCCTGACGTGGAGGAAGGAGACGTTGTGTTCTTTCCCTCATACTTACCACACATGCAGGAACCTAACTTTACTGGTGTTTCGAGGACTATTGTATCATTTAATATCATGGGTAAAGAAATGGTACCCCATAAGGTTCACCCACGAACTATATAATATATGAACTATCGTGATCGTTATGTTACCGTCGACTTAGACGACGCTGAATTTAATTCACTACAACAATTTCTATTTTTGCAGAAAGGATATGAATCCACCGAGATTGATAAGGTTAGAACCTCTGACGTAATATTCGTACAGGATAAAGACCTTGACAATCTCGTTTTGTCTTATGTAATGAAAGTAAATGAAGCAGCAAACTGGAACTTTGATGTAGACTTCCTTGAACCGTTACAACTTACACGCTATAAAGAAGGAGACCACTATGACTGGCATCAAGACGAATCCGAATGGCACGCTGAGAAGAGAACGAATGGAAAGATAAGAAAGATATCTTTCACCCTCTTACTCAACGATGACTTTGAAGGCGGAGACTTTCAACTCATCAATCAAACCGTACCATTAAAGAAAGGACAAATGGTCTTCTTTCATTCCGACGACTATCATGGAGTTGACCCTGTTAAATCAGGTGTAAGACACTCCTTGGTGGGTTGGGTCTTAGGACCTCCATGGCAGTAGATTATTTGTCATACGATTCCTATGACAATCCACAACTTATTTGCAGACAAACTGCAAATTCTTCACGATGCTACACTCGGGAAAATTGATCTCGAAAAAGAGCATCCATTTCTTTCAAGACAGTTACAACTATTCTATAAGAAACATAGTAACAATGACCTCACACTGGTAGAAAATCTAACGGTTGATTTCTACCATGCACAACCTGTATAATGACATTCAAACCAGAACCAATATATTATGATGGTAGGGTTGCCTTCCCTCGCACTGATTTTATCTACTCCGAAAAGATAGATGAGAGTGTCACTGATGGCATCATAGACTTCTACCATACACAAGAAATATTTGAGAAGTGGGCAGGGGAAACCATTGCTGACGACGGTACTGGTCTAGTCAATACAGATATAAAAGATTCCCTAGACAATCCTGTCTTTGTAGGAATCACTGACGAAAGAGTCAGAAACTTCACAGAAGAAGTAAACAGGGTAATGAATAATTACGTTGAGATATTTCCACTGTGTAGCAAAACATCTGGTTGGAAGATGGAAGAGTTCTTCAACCTACAATACTATAAACCTGGTGGGGGATACCACTTATGGCACTGCGAACGTCAAAGTTCTTCTCGGTCTAACACATATAGACACATGGTCTGGATGACCTATCTGAATGACGTTCCTGACGGTGGCACTGAGTGGTTCCATCAAGAATTATATATTCCTGCTCAAAAAGGACTAACTGTGATCTGGCCAGCGGACTGGACGTATCATCATAAGGGACGCAAATCAGATACATCAGATAAACTTATAGCAACAGGGTGGTATCATTTCGTATAACGTGTTATACTATGCCTAGACTCGGTAAAGTTTTTATGACACCTATCATTCTTATGGAGAGAGAACCCTATCGTTACGTCGATGCAGGGGTATTAGACAATGGAACATCTGATTATAGAATTCAGAAGTTAGGTACGTCAGGTAGATACAAAGACATGTATCTATGTGACAATGCAATGCAAATAGAAACCGCTATGGAGGACTTCGAGTACACCAAGTGGTTAGACCCAGATCCAGAAGTGAGAGCATACAGCAAACAAGATGATTAAAGATCTAATTAACAACACAGACACCCTCCTCTCACGGAGGGTTAATAATTGCTCGTACAACTTAGATAGATCTGAGTTGGCACAGACATTAGTAGAGAGTATGCTACACCATAGAGGTGTGGGTCTGTCTGCTAATCAGATTGGTATAAACGAGAGAGCATTTGCTATGGTGTCAGACATAGAGACCATGCAAGTTATTGTGGTGTTCAATCCTAAGATCATCAAAGAGTATAATAGAAAAGAAACCATGGAAGAAGGGTGTCTATCCTATCCAGAGACATTCCTTCAAATAGAAAGACCATATAGTATCGTGGTAAAGTTTGAGGACGAAGAGAAGACAGTACATAAGATCAAGATGGAAGGACTGATGGCAAGAATATTTCTACACGAATACGATCACATGGAGGGCATCAACTTTACTCAGAGAGTGTGACGGTCAGAGAACTGCAACAAAGCATTTGACAAATGTTAAGAAATTATATATAATTGTAACAGTTCTTAATAAAACTAAACAAATGACAACAGTAACAGAATCAGGCGGAAGACAAAATATGTACCCGACTGAACCTCGTCCTTACTTAGATGAGTCATACAAAGGTTATGGACTAAACGCGGAACAAATCAATGGTAGACTTGCTATGATTGGACTTGTTACTGGTTTTATTTCATACGCTTACACAGGCAACTTCTTCTTCTTTGGTCTTCTTGGTTTCTAACCATGACGATCATCGAATCTATTTTATACACACAAACAACACAAAAACGGTACACTATCATGACACCAGAAGCAGAAAGATTTAACGGTTGGGCAGCAATGCTTGGATTCGTAGCAGCAGTTGGCGCATACGTCACAACAGGACAAATCGTTCCAGGTATTTT